AGAACCCGTCCCCGAGTAAACAATAGAAGTCACAGCAGCTGCAGTGTTGCCAATCGGGAGCGTTGCAGGCGTTAGATTGCCAGCATTACCAGCACTATCAGTATAGGTTAGCCGGATATTGGGTGTTGCTGCGCCCATGACAGTGCTTGGGGTCAAGAAAGCCTGAACACCTGCGCCATCAGTATAACGTGGCAATGTCACCGTGTTGTTTAATGCTTGGTCGCCAGTCGTCGTGACAGAGGTAATGGGGTAGAAGCCAAGTAAATCAACCAGCATTAGCACACATGGCGCGGTAGTCGCTGCCGCCGTCTGAGCTGCCGCATTAAGTAAAACTTTAAAGCCTGTGCCGCCGCCAACATCGCCGCCGTGCGGGATACCTGTTGCGTTTGTCGTGTCGTCGCGCAAGGCTTGAAAAGCTAAGTTAGTGCCTGTGCCGAGAATGGTATCAGCAGCAGGGTTGCCGCCGCCGCGAAAAAGCGAATACCAAAGTCCAGCCGTGTGCGCCGTGGTCGCGAAGGTAGATTTTTGCCAGTCAGCACGATAGAACTTTCCGTTCGTAGTGATCTAGTTGATGAGGTCGTCTTGACTGCTAAAGCCTGCCATTATTTAATTCCAAGTAGTTTCTAAAATTCCGTTAATCGGTGCGCCTGAAAGCGTTCCATTGGGTAGCGCAATGAGGTTTAGATATGCGTCGTCTTTTATTTCAGGCATTGCGGCGCTATCAGTAAAATAATCAGTTTCACAGGCCGCATCTATTCCATATAGGTTGAATGCCGCCAAGGGCTTAACTAATACAAGCGAAAACAAGCCTACATCACCAATGCCGCCAATCGTTACGCTTTCAATCGAACGAACGCCACTATCGCCACTTTGTAAAGGTAGAAATGGGCCGTTGTTTACATAAGCTGCGCCGGATCGCTGGGAATGCAGGATGGTTCCATTAACAAACTGGGTTGACATTGTTGCGGCCTAAGTAACGCGGCCCGCAACGCCTTCCGAATTTGTGTAATTTACAGTGAAAGTCTGCCCGCCCGTTTGTCCCGCCACGACAACCGGCATAATTTGTACTCCTGCGCCATCCGAATATCTAGGTAATGGCGTTGTGTTGTCCATAAACTGTTCATCTAAAACAGACTCATCAATAAACGGATAAAAACCAATATAGTCCAGCAATTTGCAAGACAGCGGAACCGCCGTTGCTGTTGCTGTGTACGCCATGACCTTGCGTAAATACTTTTTAAATCCTAGCGAATTTACATTGCCGCCATGTCGTAAACCGCCATCGGTTGATTGCTTTAGTGCAGTAAAAACAGTAGGCGAACCAATGTAGTAGTTAGGCGCTGGATTGCCTGGACTCATAGACAAGTCAAACCAAACGCCAGCCGTCGTGGTCTGCGTTGCTTGTTTACGAAAAGACGCATACAAATAGCGCCCTTCCATTTCAGCATCTGCCAACAGGCGTAAATTGCCAAAACCGGCCATTAGTCAGCCGATATTGAAAGCGCACCAGCCGAGAACTAGACTTGGATGCCGGTTGAAACTGCAAGCGATGAGCTTAGAGCGCCGGATATCATCATATTGACTGCTCCAGAAGCCGTATCAACTACCGCAAAGTGAGTGATAGTGTTAGAACCGCCCGAGCATGTGGTGAACTGGATGAGATTTGTATTCGTGTATGGCGATGCCGTGCCAGTCCAAGACGTTGCTTTTGTAAGGGCGACGCGGGCATAACCTGTGAAGGTTGCCTCACTTGCAAGCGAAGCGGTCTCAGTAGGGTCTGCCGTGAAAAGTGCGAGATATTGGGTAGCGCCTGCCCGATAAGACGGGTCTGTGCCGCGCAAGAATGCGTCTAATGCTGCGGCTTCTGTGGTATTGGATAATGACATTTTGGGTTCCCAAAAAGCCCCCGAAGGGGCTGAAAATTACTTGTTTTTGTCTTTTTTCTTCAGTGATAGAACAGCCGTTGCATCTTCCTTCACTTGCTTGGGAGCTTCTACATAGACCGCAACTTTCGCATCTTCTACAAGATGTTTGCCCATTGCGTCCGAAACCCTTGCAACATCGCCAGGACTAAAGCCCCCGACAATCTCATTTGCACCTGATTTTGTAAATTTAACTTGCATAATCACCTCGAAAGACCAGCCCCCGAAGGGGCTGATCCAGTTACATCATTAAGCAGGAGTCAAATCACCACCGCGTACAGCAGCAGGCTTTTCAGTTGCCAGAGCCAAGCGGCGTTCAGCGCGAAGAGTAATCAAGTTTTTGGTGAAGTTGTCCGAATCAGAATCAGACATTTCAACAACAACACCCTCGCGGTTGTAAACCATGTAAGCCTCAGAGAAGCGGCCCACTTGGAAGGTATCAGCAGCCATGCCAATCGCTTGAATCACCGGCAGACCAAACAGGCGAGCTTGGCCAGCATCATTGATGCTATACAAGGTTTGACCAGCGGCAGTGGTGAACAATTCGATTTCGATAGTTGCCCAATCGGCAGGGTTCAACACAATCGCATCAGCAGGATAGCCAGCGGCGTACAGATCAGCGATGACTTTGCGAATCAGGATCAACTTTTTGAATGTTGCCGAGATTGCGGTCAGTGTTGCGTTGCTGTAACCGTGGGCGGTGAAGTTGCCGGTGTCATACGTGCCCGAAATGTTCGGAGCCACGCCATCACCTACAACAAGCTGAGTATCTACCTTCTGGTTCACGCCGTAACGCATACGGGTGTCAACGTATGCAGCCAGTGCAGGAGCATCGGCGGCAAGCTGCTTACTGATTTTGATCCAGTGAGCAACGGTTGACACGGGCATGTTGACCAGCGACCAAGTAAGCGCCGATTCTGCTTTAGACGCGCCTTCTGCGGCCTCTGCTGCCGAATTGGTGAAGCTGGCTTCTTTGGTGAACTCGATGGCGTTAGAGCTGGTCGTGGTGCTTGGGAGCAAGGCTTCCATGCTGAACGGCAGGAATGCGCCACCAACGATGCCAGCGTTGCGCTGTGGTGCGACGTTGGTATCCGAGCCGGTCAGGGTGTTTTTGACTTCAACGCGAAGCTTTGCCTATTGGCCGGAAGCAAACGAGCCGTAGTTAGCCGACTTTACAAGCTGCGAACCCCAGCTATGATTTACTTTTTCTTCTTCGGTTGCGGTTTTCTTTTGCTCGATAGAAAGCAAGCGATCTGCAAATTCGCGCTGGCTTACGCCGATGGCTTCCAGTGCGTTTTTTGTTTCGTTGGTGACTTTGCCGAGCTCTTTGATTTCGTTATCGGCACGGTCAGATTTTTCTACCAGCTTGGACTCGATTTTATCGAGTGCTTTAATGACGCTTTCAATATCAGACATTTTTTGAATCCTTATTTAATGTTTAGGCGAGATGCCAGGGAGTTAACACGTTCGCTTAGCAACAAAGCGTTCGCTTTTTCGTTATTTTCGCCAGCATCCCACTGGCTAAACACTGATTTAGCGCGGGCCACTAACGCTAAAGTAGCCCCTTTACTGAACCCGCTTGCATCCCGCAGGAAGGTTTCAAAGTCTCGAATCGTTTTGATTTCGTCAATCATTTCGGAAAAATCAATGCCTTTTACCGTGTCAATCCGCGCATTTGAGTCAGCAGGGAAGACAACAGGGGAGATTTCCATCAACTTAGACCATTTTGTAATTCTTCGGCCCTTTTCGGTTTCTTCGTAGTCGCCCTTTTTCAAGAAGCCGCCAATGCTTAGCCCGTCAATAGTCTTATGGGCCATCGCAGCGCGCACATCCTCAGACAAGCTCATGTTTTGGGTTAACTCGCCCTCAACATAAAGCCCTTTTGAGTCCTCGCTTGCGCTTAGGTATTTACCTAATGGCAATCCAGACCAATCATGGTTATAAAACATCTTAGGCATGCCGTGAGTTTTCAGGGTTTCTTCAAAAGCCCCCTTCAAAATCGTGTCGCCGTAACTGTCAACACCATCAAAAACAGAGGCATAACCGGCGAACTTGTAGCCGCCAGCCTCCATTTTTAACTCTACGTCACTGAGCTATAGAGTTTTGCGTACCAGCATCGCTTTGTCCTTGATTTGTAACCGTGCCAAGCATTGAAAGTGGCAGAAGGTTTGATTGCGCCGTTAGTTTGTCGCCGTCTGGGTCAGGAGGCAAGTTTTCTAACTGCCTGCACTCATTTCGTGTGAATACGCCGTTTTGCGTGGCTTTAGAATAGATTTCCATGCGATCCTTTAGGCTTCCGCGCAATAATGCGTCTTGATTGAACTCTACTGCCATCGTTGCGCGTTGTTTTGCAGTCATTATGCGCTTGCGAATGGCCTGCTCAATCGAAACTAGAAGCGGTCGAATAGTCAATTTATGGAAGCCGTCAACAATTTGCTCAATACCACTACCCCATGCCGTCACATTGGAGTGATGAACAAGGATTGGGGGGACGTCAAACCAGCGGCAAACTTCCTCAATTCCGTAGTTTCGCGTCTCTAATAGCTGCTGCTCTTGTGGCGAAATGCTTAATTGCTCGTATTTCATGGCCGCTTCAAGTACGAACAAGCGCGCCGTGCTTCCTGTTTGCATTTCTGCAAACCGTGCTTGCAGGCTAGTCCGTTGCGGTTCGGTCAACGTCTTGTCAATCATCAGGACGCCGGTAGGCTTGCCGCTGTTGCCGAATATCTTACTAGCCGAGGTCTGGGCCTTTGCCATTTCATCGGTAGTGGCTTGCATGTACTCAAGGCGGGATAATCCTACCGTTCCGTTACCTGGGCCTTTAATGTGCAAGACGTTTTCAGCAGACAAAACCGCGATATTGTCAGCGATTCGGTACTCATAGACCATTGAGCCATCTTTCAGTACGTTCACTTCTACCTAATCGGCAGGCATAGGCCACAAGGCCACCGCTTCGCCGTTAGAATCTCGATCAATTCTTGCGTAACCATTACCGCGCAAGTCGTGGTTCATCACCATAGCCCGCCAAAACTCTAGCGAAGTCATGCGGGAATTTGGGCTGTCGTGCAATAGCTGATAAAGGCGTGAACCG